CACTATGATGACGAAGATGGCGTACTTACAGTTATAAATGGGGAAAAAGAAATTATTCTATTCCCCCCATCGGATTCAAAATATCTTTACCCTTATGAGACGGAATACAAGTGGAAAAATACTAATAATGCGGCAAATTTTAGATACAATAGTTTCTGTTTTTTCAATAAAGTTAGTGGTGTATCTTCTGGAGAACTTTTGTATATAACGTGTAATAATGATAAACGTGTTTTAAATAATATTTCCAAACTATACAAAAATAATAAACAACAAAATTTAGTATGGGGTTTTAAAAAAAATAACAATGATGATGACTATAGATGGGAAATATATAACTATACTCTATATAATGAACCTATTCGTATAACATCTACAGATATATATAAAAATAAATATGATATGGGCGATGAAGAACATTATTATTACAAGATAGATGATGGAACCCCTGTTCAGCTACCATTCTGGGGGTATGGTAAGTATAAAAAGAACAATAAAATATATGATGAAAGTAAGATATTTGTGATTGACTTTTATTTGCCTTTTTATAACAATTATGATAAATATATGACAAAATTAGGTTATAAAGAAATTAAGGAAATATTTAAAGAAACAATACTTACTAGATATTGCTGTTATGAAATATGTATCCATAATAAAAAACCAAATCAAATATTTGTTCAGTATCTTGGAATATCAAATCAAGATTTTTTGGAATTCTTAAAAACCAATTCATATCCAAACTATATTATTGATTTTGTTACAACCAACATAAAAAATGGAACATATAATATAAATAATGAGATTACTATTGTATATGACATGATAACACAGTCAGTAATTCGAACAGGTTTTTATGGAGTAATCTAAAATAGAAGAGTTTAATTACTATTTGTATATATTAATTATATCGAAATAATATATACATTGTTATAAAATATAAAATACAAATAGACAATCATGAAGACAAAAAAAATACAGAATATTCTAAAATTTGTAGATAAAAAATTGAAATTTAAGTCGGAATTTAGAGGTAAACGACGCACTTCAAAAACGATTAAATACAAGAGTAAAAAGAGTTCGAGTCGCAGGAGTAAAAATAAAAAGATGGAAAATGTATCATCTTCATCTTCATCAGCACCCCCAGTAGAAAAACACCCCGATGGATTTATAAAACTGAAATGTAGTCCCAAGCTGCAAGAAAATGACTTTACCTGTTATAGTAATGAATCTTTAATCAAACTTAAAAATTTATGGAATGCTCGTCACCCCGATGTTATGATAACGACGAATGATCCGCGCGAAATTTGGGAATCTTTGAAGCGGCACTTAAAAAGTGTCTGTAATAAGGAATCATGTTGGTTAAAACAGAATTTTGCTTCATCGGGGGTAGATAAAGAAATGTTGAACTATACATTTGCGCCGAAAAGTCCCGATGACTGGAAGAAAAATCCAAATGAGTGGTTAAATAGTATTGATATTGAAAATGTTATGAAACAGTATGAAAAGGAATTTCCTTATTTCGATTTTATAGGAGCTGCGCCTATCGACTTTGATTCTCCCAAAATGTATGGGGAATGTGTATGGGAAGAGTTGTGTCATTTTGACTTGAATATATCGATTCGAAATGGCAGAAATAAAATCGGGTTTGTTTTTAATACCGACCCACACTATTTGTCGGGTTCGCACTGGATATCGATGTTTGTAAATATAAAGCAGAAGTATATATTCTTTTTCGATAGTACGGGTAACCCACCACCGAAGGAGGTGAAAAAGTTGATTAAGAAGATTATAGAACAAGGCAAAGTCGCCGGTATAGATTTTCGTTACATAGAGAATAAAAAACACCATCAGAAAAAACCAACGGAGTGTGGTGTATATTCTCTCTTTATGATTATTAACTTATTGAAAGAGACGAAAAAACCAGAGGACTTTCTTACTTATGAGTTCCCCGATGAAGAAATGCAAAAGTTTCGTGGTCAATATTTTAATAGTGAATTGTAGTCATGATTGGGCAAGTCTGCCCTTAGTTCAACTCTACGTCATGGGTGCAATTTTCTATTTTTCGATTTTTAGATGACCATTTATAAAAGTGATACATTTTTAAGTCCACGATATGCTTCATATTGACATGGACACCATCACCTATTTGATGTATCCCGATTGTATTTATAGATGCTACTTTATAAATATTTTTACTTCTTTCAAGATACTCGACAGGGTCACGTACTGCTAAAAACTTCTTAGGCAAATGCGGACTACTTGGAATACTACCATCAATGGTATCAGACCAAAAATTACAGAATCCAAAAACTTCGATGTTTGGATTATTTGTAATAAACTTTCTAATGGTATTGTCGATGTATTCTTCGCTATTAGGTGCTATGTTTGCTATGTTTTCTATGTTTTCTATAGTTTCAATGCATTTATTTTTAGGAATGTGTAAATACTCGTCCAAGTCACAGAAAATCATATAGTCGTATACGTCTTTTCCATATTTGTATAGCGCATGATGCATCTGCCCCATTTGTGCATGGTGAGGATATTTTACTCCGCGAGGATTCCAGTAGTGAAAATTCCATTCAACTAATGTAACGTCTGGTTTATCAAACAGCTTTTTTATCCCTTGAGTGATAACTCCATTATAGTACATAAAAAAATGGTCAACGCCTTGTTCCTTGTAATAGTTATAAAATAATGGGAACAAATAATAGTCGTGTTTAAATAAGGTCGTTAACGCCAAAAATTTATTTGTTCGTGTTCGAGTATTTATCGTATTTATCGTATTTATCGTATTTATCGTATTTATATCGGTAAGTGTATTTATATGCATTAGACTATAAGACTGCTTCATATTATTTATAATACTAACATTTACTTTTATGATTGTATTTGGTGGTGTTATATAATCGTAAATGTATATTAAAATGGGCTCATTTGAATCTTTTATGTAACTCTCGGTTAACTTTAAAATGCTATTATTTATTGTTAGCGTTATGTCTTTTGATGCTGCTGGTGTATTATAAATAGGCATTATCATATATATTTTATTGTTTTTATAGAAAATATCGAAAAATAATAACCTTGTTTTACTAATCGGAAAATGCTGTGGATTTTGACTAATGTATTTTGTATTCATATTTTTTATATGTAATATTATCTAATGCTATCTAATGCTATGTAATAATATATTGTATTACTATTTAAGTATATTTTTACACATGTTTTCCAACATAGTTTCCTATTATAGATACGGTATTCTCTGGTTCATGAAATATGTATTTCAACGGAACATATACTCGTAATTTATAGTTGTTAAACATATTCGACAATATGTCATCTGCGGGTACATCTATATGGTCTTTTGCATAGTCTAATATCTTTTGTGCCCCATTTTTAGATACAATATAAGCAGTGAGTCTATTAAAATATGATTTTTTAACATCATACCACATTTCATTCACATTATTAAATAACACGAACGGATACCAATCTGACTTGGCAATATGACACATATCAATGTCGCTCGGAATACTAGATAGACATTTGTATAGATATTCTAAACTTTCGACGATTTCTACATCATCTTCAAAAATCAAGTATTTATTTACCGATACCGATACCGAAACTTCGTCTAATAAGGACTTATAGATATTCATATGCGACCACGCACACCCTAACTCTCCGGCTGTCATACGTTGTCTATTTACTCTTATAGCTGTGTCATAATATTTTACTTCGCGGTTGTATTCCAACTTGTATATGGTGGGGTTTTCTGTGGTTGTAACTTGAATATCTTCTCCATTTACGCCATAGTATAAACCACACTGCAATCCTATCTGAGAGAGTTTATTTATTATTCCGTATACTTTGTTCATTCGATGTGAGTATTTTTCAAGTGTCAAAATAACTACTTTTATATCTGCGAATTTCGTCGTTTTAACATTATAAAGTATCGTATTTTCTATCGGTGTTTTGAAATATCCGTTTTTTCTATCTTCTATCTCGAAAAAATTATAATTTGGCATGTATATTTTTTCCAACGATTTTGAAAAAAATGCCGCTGCCCAACATAACGTACTCATTGAGCTTATGATTACCTTTGCTTGTTTCATAATATTGTAGTCTGTTAACATGTCATTCGATTCTACTATTGGAGTTGGCATATTATTTTGTTTAAACCACTCCATAATCGTATTTAAATATTTTATGTCTATATCGCTCGCTGGTTTTTCGATAACAATTGCCGTCTTCTTGTAAAATATATCTTTTATCTTGTCAAATAACCGCAACATGTACTCTGTCTCTATAAAATCGGGTCTTCCGTTAAAGTCGCCCAGACGTATATGTATGACATTTTCATATTGTTTTGACGGTTCTAACAACATATCGTCAATAATATGCTTTGTTAAATGCGTTTCATTATCTGTTCTAACTAGGTGTTCGTTTTTATGTTGTTCTATAAAATCCAATATATAACTCTTGTTTTGTAAATAAATTTTATCATACTGAAAATATCCGTGCAATGAAATATTTGTATTCGTCGGTAACTTTGAGACGTTTGGATTATCGGGATTATCGGGATTCTCCGTATTTATAAAGTCGAAAAAATTATCTTCGTTAATAACTGTTTCGTCGCGAGTATTTATATTTTTTAGTTTTGAAAAGTCTGTGTCTAGTATGTATTTAAAATGATTATTACTTTTTTGTAACATTACGTATGCCATATATCTAAAAACCGCATTCCCAAATCTTCCAGATTGGTTAAATATAAAGTAGTTAGTTTCCATGTATTTGTATATAGTGGTATAAAACAAATTATATTTAATTATATTTTGTTTTAAATATGTTAATAGAATACTGTCTTGTAAATATTATCAATTATCAATTTTGCTACTTGTTGACACATACGAGCGATAGTTTTTGATATTTACTGCAAGTAACTTGTAACTCCATGATACTCCCATCAAGTATATGATAACTACTGATACATATATAGCGAATGTTTGTTCGTATATTTGATTTCGAATACCGTATAAAAAAAACGACAAATCTATAATCCTATAATAAGAGTACCATATTAACTCAATAAAGTCTGCAATATATAATAAATTGTTGTTACTTTTGTGTTCTTTGTGTATGTGGTATGAAATGTATAACATTATATTCGAAATTTCAAGTATATTGTATCCTTTCCATGTTAATGCAATGTATGGATTATATAATGAACAATATAAAATTTTTATTCCCACAATATGATGAATAATGTAACTAGCGTGATGCTTTAAATTATTACTTGATTTTAAAATAAGTCTAGTTAAATAAATCAAATCATATATATAAAATCCAATAGTTACATTTGTTATGTATATCATTTCATTATTGTAAGTATGAGACAATATAAAAATGATTGAATTTATAATATGTATAATATTTTTACTTACTTCTTCCTTTTTATATTTTAATAATTCTAAAAACAATAAGTGATACGACATTACTACAGGAATAATATATTCAATCTTAAACATTTTGTTATGATAAGTGAGGATGATATAATGATGGTTACATAAGTATAATTTTATTTGTTTATATTGATTTGTAAAATAATAAAACGCATAGCCGCGTATTGTTTACATAATATTGTGTAAAATATATTAAATAATTAAAGTATAATAAACTATAAATAAAGAAGTATCTATATTTTGTTTTACATATAAAATGTCATTTGCATATTTTACAAATAGTGAAAATAAAAGTATTATATGGGGTCTTTTACAAGAAGGAGGTATTTTTAATGATATTCCAAATAGTTATTTCGAAAATATAAAACGACAATTTGAGATGTCTATTTTATCTATGAAACCAGAGTTTGATGTTTTTTTCGATAAAAATGACGAAGGTGATGAAGACTATGAAAAAAAGGCATCAGAAATGATAATGAATAGTAATAAGGCAGTCATAAAAAAAATGATTAACGAATTGGGGAAATTTAAAAGACCACAACAACGTTTACAACAAGCTCCGCAACAACAACCACCATCACAAGTACAACCATTATTATCATCTGCGTTACCTATTCCGCCAAGATTTGACATGACACCCAATTCATCAAAAATGATAGGTGCAATAGACGCGAGAGGTAGTGGTAAAAAACAAAAAATAGAAGAGATATATAGAGCTGATGATTTACAAAAACATCGTATGTCCGAATTAGAGATTCGTTTAAAAGAGAAACAGGAAGAAATGGATACCATGTTGAATACTAAAAAACCTACAAATATTGACTTTTCCGATAATGGTATAAATGATAATAAACTAGCTAGTGATGAAATGGAGAAATTACTAGCACAAGCGTTATCGTCACGTCAGAGAGAGTTAGAACAACTGGTAGTAAATACAAGTAAAGATAGCAACTTGAATGCAGAGGAATGGATATCAGGGTCAAACGACCCTGTGACAAATGCTTTAAATGCTTCTATTGCTATAAAACGTTCGCATAATATAAAGCGTCCAAGCGAGCAATCATCACAGACTTCTACTACAGGTACTACAGGTACTACAAGTAAAAAAAATGTATCATTTAATGAAGGAAATAATGAGGAAATTGTATATGATAAAGATGTAACGAATCGCGCAGGTGAAGATACAGCAACTACAGTCAAGAATGAACACGATAATGTGTCATTTTTTTCTAAATTAAAAAGAACAAATAATTCTACAAATGAGGTTTCGAATGTTTCGAATGTTTCACATACTTTCTATGATAACACAATACCTTTGGATGATTTTATGACAGAATACGATGATGAAGGCGAAGGATGTCGCGTCGATGATACGAATATACATTTTACTGTTCTCGAAAAAACTATAGATGCAATAGATTCGAGAGAATATGCGAAATTAGATGAAAAAATAAATAAAATGCAAAACTATATCGAAACTATAAAAGAGACACAAGATAGGATTTTAGAATTGCTATCACAAAAATAGATGTGTAATGTGTAATATGCAGTGTAACAAGATTCTACTTTTAATATGTAATCATATGTGTTTGTGATTATATATTATGTATTATGTAAACAAATTTCGATGAATCTCACGCATCTGTAATATCTCATGTTTTATTGGTCCTATTGTTCCTATTGGTCCTTGGGGTTCGCAGCAGCAGATGTACTTGACGGTTTTCTTGATACAGCAACGCCTCCCTCCGGTTTTTTGGATTTCGGTTCATCTGTTGCCGCCGATGTTGCGCTCATTTTAACAAATGATCTGCTCCCATCTTTTTCCACTATTTTACCAACCATCAATGGTTCACCTCCCATTTCTTTTGCAGCCAAGTAACTATTATAGTCATATACGTTATTGGTAACCTTGTCATAAGCATAATCCGACTTAATACCACCCACTGTCAGTGTAAGCTTTACCAATTTTAGTTCTGTTTGTTTTGTATTTTGAGCCACAGATGCATCCGATTCTTCATTGTCGATAGAAGGAGCGTAAGAGAATTTGTCGGATTTCACTACACCAAATGTGAAACATTTCAGTTTTTCTTTGGAAGCGACATTTCGATGGATTGAGCAGTCGATGGACGATTCTTTCACTGCCATAAGCAACTGACGATTGATTTCCTCTTTTATAGTAGATATCTCAAAAAGCGACTGGTCGGTTGTCAGTGGTTTTTTAGCATCGCGTTTACTAACGTCGTTCATTCGAAGCTCAAGCGACGAGTCTTCGCTCATTTGTTTCGGAGTAAAACTCATCACATATAACATTACATGCACTGTTCGAAGCCTCTCCTCTTTTAAATCATTGTGGCTACAAATGCGCCTAGCCCTCCCAATAACCTGCTCTATTCGCACAGGATGCCAGTACGGTTCCATAATATGCACATAACGAACATTGCGTAAACTAATACCCTCTGCACCCGACGCAGTAATCATAAGAACTTTTATAATTTGTCCCATAAAGTTGTTCGCCGATTTGGGCGCTAGTTGTTCTCTCATGGTTACTGGAATATAATCCCATGTGCTATTAAAAACATTTCTTATTATCTCACGCTCCTCATCCGTCTCTGTGCCTGTATATAAGGCGAACATCGGCTTACCTTGGTCTTCGTCGCTTATATCGCACATCCAGTTACCGGAATCATTTTTGCGAATCTTGAAACGTGCAAACCCATTTGCTTCAAGAACCAAAGAAAAAATTCCTATCCCCTCCAATGTACGAAACTGGCTATATATCAAATGCAACCCTTCGTGTTCCGGGTCCTGTATATTTTCCAACATTGCTAAAAACTTGGGGCTATATGTTTGCAACTCTCCTTGGGGTTGTTTTGTTAAATAACGCATCATACCGCTTTTCAGTTTCATCAATGCCGCGGTTATTCTTTTATCATAAGTAGTATCCATTTTCCCGGATATTTCCTGCGCCAATTCTTCGACTTCGTCTGTTGTGTGTTCTCCATTCGGATTATCCAATCGTTCTGTCGCTTTTATTGCATCGACATCTTCTTCGTTCGCACCTTCGCGAATTGCGCCTTCGACATCCGCATCCTCCTTTGGCAATGGTCTTCCGATTTCTGTCGGAAATACAAAGTTGCAAAACAATCGCGAAAAAATACGGTAGGTAGATACCGCATCTTCATATATGTCTTCTCCTCCTGCTCCTCCAGCACCAGCCCCCGATGCTGACGCTTTTGCTCCCGGCTTTTTCTTCGATTTCGACTTCTTTTCCAGTTTACGTTCGGCACTACGCGCCTTTTCATATGCCAGAAATTGATGGTCGCTCATCGGCACCTCCACTACACGAAAGTCCATGTCTTTATCGTACTTTGGCATCAACTGTTCTTGCGCGCTGCGAAAGTACGAAGTTAACCCGATAATTCGCCTCTGAAACATATTTATGTTTTTTACCTGTCCCGTTTCCGAGTTAATAAAATAAGAACGAAATGCATCCAAAGAATCAGGTAACGCCTTAAACGTTTCTATCGTGATACTTCCTGGTGTAACGCTAATATCGCGCATCTTTAATGTACTTAAAATCATTTTCTCAAAATCAGCATCCGTCAAGTTAGGGGTCTCGCCCTCTGGTGATACACGCAACACGCCATTGTACTGTCCCTTGTCGTCTAAATTTAAAAAACCGAAAGGGTTGCGGGTAACGGTTAAGACATGTGAGCTATCATTGTAGTCTAAATAATCGAGACTATTTACTCCTTCGAACATTTTCATTAGTACTTTTTTGTCGACTTTTGATTGCGAGCCTATTTGGAGGGGGAATTTCCAGGTTTTAATGTAACCGCGCAGTATATTAAAAATAATGGCGATTTCATTGGGGTAGTTAATAACAGGTGTTCCGGTAAGAAGAATTATTTTGACATTATCGGCGGTCATTAACATATCGTATAACCGCATTGAAAGCGATGTAGGGCGTTTTAGTTTGTTTACAATTCGACTAATAAAGTTGTGCGCTTCATCGATGATAACTACATGATTTGAAAAAGGGTTCTGTGTAAAGTCGGATGATAGTGTTTTCAAGTTACTCATTCGCATACCGTTATAGTTGAGGAATGTATATTTTGCATCTATCATTTGCTCTATTTGACTTTCTAGACTCGCTTTCTCATCCGTGGATAGGGAAACATAGTTTGACGGTTTTTTCACATTTACGAGCCATGCGCCTCTATTTTTAACTATGAAAGTATCTTTTAGTTGTAAAATAGTAGACAGTGTTTGTACTATGGGGTCGGTTTTGCTTACAACCGGGATAAACTCCCAGAATTGATTTTTCTTATAAATTTCGTCGCCGCATTTTTTCATTTCTTCGATATAGTTTCGGCGCAATGATGCAGGTGTCATTACGATGACGTTTTTATATGTTTTTAGCCCCTCGGCGATGGCAATGGAAGAGCATGTTTTCCCACTTCCTAAACCGTGATACAGTAATAAGCCGCGATACGGTGTATAAACATTCAAATAATCGCGAACTATTTTTTGATGTGTTAGCAAAGAAAATTCGGAATTTGCGGCGGGGTCGCATGAAATTTGTTCTTTTTGACTAGTAAGCTCGTCGTGGTACGTCAAAAAAAGTTCATTAATAAAATTAACAAATTTTTGACGATTATTCATATAGTAGTGGGATGCAGATACACTAGGCAAAGGACGTCTTGGTAGTCGATTCATTACCAACTCGCCCTTTATTTCCATTTTTTCTATTTCTTCGGATACTAATCCCCAGACGGGTTTTTCACTGAAGCGTTTGGATAATGCGGCGGAGGCGGAGGCGGTGGCTGTGCTCTTTCCCATTCCTGTAGCCATACCCGTACCCGACTTGGATGGCTCGGCTGCGGCGGCGGCACCCATAATAAGAGAAGCATCTTCGACGAGGAATATACGAGATGGTAATTTTCGTATGATAACAATTTGCCGCGTAAGGAGCGAAGTATCTGCCTCGGCTGCGGCGGCATCGGGAATAAAAGTCTGTAAACGTTTACTGCTCTGACTTTGTGGTTTACTAGAGTCGCTCGCTTTCGATTCACGAACAGGTAAAACGGCGCGAAGTCTTTCTAAAATATCGGAGCGATTTACTAGGTCTTCTGCGCGCTTGTCTATCGTACTAACGCCTTGAATATCTGCAGCTTCACCTGTTTCTAGGTTAGGTTCAACATATTTTTTGAATGTAATTTTTATTTTTTGTTTTGCTTGTGGTTTGGGTTTTTGTGGGTCTGTTGTGGGTTTAGATGTAGCTTGCGATGTAGGGACTGGCTTTTTTTCGAGTCTTTCTAAAACAAATGCAGGCGCTAGTGTTGTTTGAAGTTGGCGTATCATATTTTGTTGTGCATAATCTACTCCCGGTTTTCCACTAGGAAGAATATGAGGACCTACTTCAGGTCCTGCATCGGATGCCTCTGATATTTGTAATAAATTTTCTCTTGCTCTTTCCGATAGTGCGTCTCTTTGTATTTTTTCGTTTTGAGATACAGCGGCAGCCGCGGATTCTGCTACACTTACCGTTTCATCATCTTCGGCTTGCATATATGGGTCATTCACTACTGCTTGTCCGGAGGATGATGTAGATTCACTTGCTGATGCACCAGTACCGGTAGACCCATAGCGTTCACCATAAGAGACAGCTTTACTTTGTAGGCGTCGTATTGATTCTTCTATTTCTTTTGCTTCTTGCGGATTACCTGCTGAATCGGATAACCTTTGTTTTAAATCTTTTATTTGTGATGTAAGATTTTCATATTCTTGGTCCGCCATTATATTATATTATATTTATACAAATATTTATTATATACAAATAATTACTATTTACAACAATAATAAAAATAGTTAAATAACTTTATTATTGTTAATGTGTGAATGTTGATATGTGAATGTTAATGTGTGAATGTTGCCGCGATATGAATCAAATGTTTTGAAGGGCAAACTCGCAAGCCATTTGTTCTGCCTTTTTTTTAATCTTGTGTGTTCCAGAAGCAAAGTGAACTAAAACATGTCCCTTCTCTTCATATATTTCTCGAATTTTTGCAAATGATTTAAGATCGCCATAACTGATTACCTTTGTATAATCTGCTTGATATATTTCTTTCCCAAGACATAAATAAACACCCATAGTATACCCCATATCAACATCGTGCTGTATCTCTAAATAATCAGGCGTCGTTTTAAACTCCTTCTGTATTTTTACTTGTAGAATATTCTTGTAGTTGTCGTCATTTTTAATAAGAGTTATCCAGTCAATATGCTTTTCAAATACCGCTTCTATAAATTTTTGAGCCATTTGAAACCCGGGTCCGGTAACAAATACATTTTCGAACCATTTGCCTTCATCGTGTACTGTAATCTTATTAAAGTCTAGAAATAGTGCACCTATAAATGCTTCAAATAAACATCCCAACTTTTTTAGATTTGTGCGTGTGTGTTTTTCCTCTGCATGTTTCGAAATAATAAACCATTTATGCAGTCCTATATCGTACGCCAATTTACCAATAGATTCATTTTTTACGATGGCTATTTTTTTTTCAGTCATGAAGCCTTCGTTTTCTTTAGGAAATCTGCGATATAGGTAATATTTTGTAACACATTCCAATACTCCATCGCCGATAAACTCTAGGCGTTCATTTGATTTTGTTCTGAGGGGCATACAGTTTGCAGGTTGCGGCATAATTTTAATATTTTCTCTTGTATTTTCTAGTTGTGGGCGTTTTGTATATGATGCATGAATAAACGCACGACGATATAGCTCGAAATTGTTCAACTGTGTTGGGATACCATATGACGAAAGAATAGATTGAACTTCGCTCAATGTAATCTCTCTATTTTCATGATTATAGGGATTAAATATGTACCCGTCATCACATTGAATGATATCCATGTCGTTTAGTATATTTTTTCCTTGTGCGCCTTGTACGGATTGTGTTGTATTTAATTTAGGAGAATTCGAAGGAGAACTGTCAAATTCTTTGGTAGTGGACATTTTTCTTCGTGGTTGTGGTTGTGTTGGAATAAATACGAGAGAATCTTTGATTGTATGGTAATAATTATATTTTTAACTTTAAATCATTTCAATTTAATTTACTTTAAAATACTAGATATTCTAATTCTAAAATAAAATAGTCATACAATAATAAACTTATAAAAATCAACTTATAAAAATAAAATATTTAGGATATATATAAAACATAAAATGACAATTGGAATGGGAAAAACTGGAGGTAGAAGAGTAAGATCGACAGTAGGTTCAATGCCTAACAAAGGATGTATTTTTGGAAGTATGGGTGGATTGCCTCCCACTATCGGCGTTCTTGCGATTAACAGCGCTATCTATAGAAATCAAACGAGTTATTGCAAAGACCAATGTATTCCTACTGGATGCAAAGAAGGTTTTGAATACTTGAGAAGAAATGGTTTGATTACTTTCAATAAAGGTTCTGGTGGTATTGGAAGAATGCAGAACAGACCTGGTCTCAGACGCCTATTTGGCAACGGTTATCAGTCGAGTGTTTAAATATTTGCTATGTTTTGCTCTATTTTGCTATTTTGCTTGAGTATTAACTTTTCATATTATATAATCTTCTAATTTTAATATTATAAGATTATATAAAACAATAAAATGCCTCAAAGAAACGGACAAAGAAGTAGAAACGGACGTTCTGCTATAGCTCGCCGTGTATTGTTTAGTGGACCAGGTTCAACTGATGGTATAGGTACCAATCTAAATAACGGCGGTGGAATGAAGAAGGGTGGTGCTCAGCCATCCGGAACAGGATTTATGACGTCTTTTGCGCAAAGGTCGCATATTGCTGTTCCCGCCCTAAATGTCAACTATTTGTTTAATTTTAGACAAAAGTACAATTTTCCTCGCAATTCAGGACCCATGTTGTAAATTTTATTACTTGTATCCATTCATATAATAACTATATGCGGGTCGTGTAACCTATAGTTATTATATATGTAAGTAAACAATATATGTAAGTAAACAATATATGTAAGTAAACAATATAAAAATTACGAGAGATATTATATATACGCAAGAAATAGCATCGCCATATGTCTTCTAGAGGCATAGTAATAAAAATAGACAATCGTGAGACAGATTTGATACCACTAATTGAAAGAAGAGTAGAAGCAAATTTACTGGGTTCGCCTATTTCAGAGACTTCATCAAAGAAGAGTGGCTGTGTAGTTCCGTTGCATATGTTTCAGAATGTTGAGGCGAATAATGATATTTTAGAAGGACATGTGGAAGGACATGGAGATGGAGATGTAACAGAACCGAGAGAAAATGCGAAATTGCATAAAATGAAAATAGAACAACTTCATATTGGTGATATTATTTTTGAAGATGAGTCAGGTAAACCTGTTATCATTTTTGAAAGAAAGACGCTTAATGATTTAGCAGCAAGTATTAAAGATGGTAGGTACAGCGAACAGTCATTTCGTCTAGATAAAGAAGCCACACACAACCACAATATTGTTTATATCGTTGAAGGGGACATTGAAAGATATAACGAAAAACGAACTCGGATTACAAAACAAACGCTTATTAGTAGCATGTTTTCGCTATTATATTATAAAGGGTTTTCGGTTTTGAGAACAAATACAATATGTGAAACAGCGGATACGATTATTTATTTTGCGAGTAAGTACAATAAAACTACTATAACTGAAAAAAATCGAAAACCGTATTATGACCTTACTGAGCCGATGGTGTGTGGACGGGGTGCAATTATTCAAGAGTCAAATGAAGTGGAGGAAAGTGAAAAATACTGTGGTGTTCTTAAAGGTCACAAAGAAAAGAATGAATATATAACTCCGGAAAATATAAATATAATCATGTTATCGTGTGTACCTGGTATAAACTCAAAAACAGCTACACAGATTATGAGTGAATATAAGACGGTACAAAATCTCTTATATCGACTTGAAAAGGACCCCGCGTGTTTAAATACGTTTATGATAAAGACGGAACAAGGCGGTACGCGGAAAATCAATAAAAATTGTGTTGATAATATTAAAAAGTTTTTATGTGGAAGGAGTTAGTTAGTTATTTTTTTACTTCACTTCCAGCGAAGTATCCTTTGTCAATAAGTGCTTGTGTGAAATCAGAGCCTCCCCAATTTGAGTCCATGGGATTTGGACTAAATCCTGTCGACTGTGTAATATAGTCGAGCATCATACTAGGAGTAAAGTCTCCTTGGTCGGTATTTGAATAATTAAAACCGGGGTAAGAGTTGACGTTGAAGGGTGGTTGTTCGCGTGATGCATCTAATAACGGGGTAACATAATTTCTTGGCGGTGGCTTAGAAGGAAGACCGGAAGCAGGGACGCCACTTAAACCGCCTAATAGGTTTGTAGGACTAGGGCGAATTTTATAGGAATCGGTACCATTGGCTTCACTTGAGTGTTGTAGATATAGCACTGGACATATATTTCCGGTTGCGCGTTGAAATTCGACGAATTCTACGTATTCTTCTAAATTATTAAACACAATTGGATTTACGCCAGGTATTTCTTTTTTTTTAGAATTGTACAAATAAAGAAGCGCTCCTTTTTGTATTAAAACATTTGGGCAATTTGTATTGACTCCTGGCATCGTTAGTGCTTCTTTAAAGTCAGCCGATGTATAATTTAATACAAAATATGTAACCATTATAAATAAAATGATGATTGATACATTTTTTAACATTGTCTGTATTTTATATTTTATATTTTATGTTATATACTATTTTATTATAAAAAAATATTACAACATCATATAATAAATAATATAGATTAACTATATAAGATGGGAATTTTTGGAAATGATAATGAACCTAAAATATTAGATGAAACAGAAGTTATGGAGTTAAAAAAAAATCATGGTATCGTATTGTTTTATATGAACGGATGCGGTCACTGTGAAGTTATGAAACCTGCGTGGAATAAAGTAATAGCAGAACTAAAAGATAAACACAAAAACGAAATTATTTTAGGAGCCATTGAAAGTGGCAATATGGAACTGTTTAAAAAACATGGAATACATCCTGCGGTTTCAGGATTCCCTACTATATTGTATTTTCCACCGGGTAGACATAATACACCTGAACATTATAAGGGTGACCGTAGTTACGAAGACTTGAAAAAATGGATACTGAGTAAAAAAGGGAAAGGGAAAAAAGGAAGTAACGAGTCTCTTGTTATCTTAACAAATAATACGAATAATACGAATAATACGAATAATATCAATACAGGTAATAAAAAAACAAAGATTAAGAATGGTATGGGTATGGGTACGGGTATGGGTAAAACAAAAGGGCTTGCTCAAGTTGGTGGTGGACGTGGTGGGAGAAGCCGTACCAAAAAACGAAGACATATGAAGAGACGCCGCAAGGCTTCAACGCGTAAAAATTCAAGACGGCGTTTTCGGCGTTAATTGTAACAAGGTGTTGGTGTTTACCTTATAAATCTTATAATATTAATTATTTTTAACCTAAAATTGAAAATAATTAACTCTATTTATAAATATAAATATAAACATAAATATAAATAATAGAAGAAACTTCAACTTCAGTGTAACCTCTTATTATATGTCAATGTTATCAAATTTAACAAGTTGTGGCGGTCAGGATGATGCTCGTAGTGTTTTTCAAAAAATATTGGAAACACAAAGACAATTTTCAGATAATGCTATCGGCAAAGAGTCCAGCGTTGAATACTATGGATGGTTTTCCGAGGAAATTCAATCAAAAAGAATACAAAACCCATTAGAGCATAAATTACAAACCAGTACTTCCTTATCAACGTCGATAAAAAGCCCTCCTTATACATACTGGATGCAAGATGGGAAGAAAGTTTTGGTGACAGATGTTACAACGTCACCTAATGTAATGAAAAGACACACGGAAAGTAATGCGGTATTTTTGGGAAAAATTGATGAATTCTATTGTCGTTCTTATACCAAGCTCAGGTAAAAACATGTACATTTGTGTGGCAGCGTGGGTATGGGTGTGGGCATGGGCGTGTGCGTGGGCGTGTGCGTAGTACTCTATTTTTATTTTTTAGAGGGGTGTTTTGAAGGTCAGAAAAATTGAAAGAAAAAAACGGGACATATGTTTAGGTAGAAGAAAATACAAAACCGCCACGACCTCCAAATGACAATGGCTTCATCAAATCTTACATACCAGACGTCTCCGGGTGCTTCCTCGAATGAGGAGGTCCCTATTGTACGAAAGGTGAAAAAAATTAAAAATGGTTTGGTTAATGTATCGAGCATTTTGAATGCGATGAGCGAAACGTGCGACACTACCAACAATGACAATGACAATAACAATGACAATGACAAAATCAATGTCATCCAGAAACATCTGGTCGATGATTCCGTCAGTGTTGACAAAGTTACGGATGAAACGGAAGAGAATAATATTTGCGAAGGAGATTGCACTTGTCAGGAAAATGAGAAGTGCGGATACTACTATAGGAACAGGGATAAAAAATTAGAGTACCAAAAAAAGTATAACAGAGAACAGGGCGACAAGATAAAAAATTACAACAAGGATTATTATCAAAAAAAAAGAGAAGAAATTCTCGAGAAAGCGAAGACAAAGATTACGTGCGAGTGTGGCTGCGAGGTTCAGTTATTTAATATGAACAGTCACAAAAAAACGAAGAAGCATGCACGTGCTCTTGAGCAGCGAAAGAAGGAGCAATGAAATTATAAAATTATAAAACTGTATAATTTATTTCTTATTTATTTTTTTAAGCGTTTTATTAGTACTGGTTTTATAATTGTTTGCTTTTTTAAACGACTTTTGATTTTTACTATATGTATTTTGCATATTTAGCTTCATTAATGGTTCATCCTTTTCAAAGAATTCTCTTATATGTTCAAGCATTTTTTTGCTAACAATGATATCTATCTCTTGTTCGTGTTTATTTTTTTCCAGTATATTATATTTAAAATTAAACATGGAAAAATTTTTGAATTCATCTTTATTTTTTATGTCAGCGGAAAGAGGGGAGTTCAGAAACCTTCTTACCATTTCACTTGCCGGTAAAAGGTGTTTATATTCTTTTACGTGAATATAATATACGTTATCGGTGCTCATTTTTGGATGGAACAAATCATCTATGAAGCATATTTCAATATCGGGGGGTAATTTAGTACATCGAATAAAGTCGTCTACACTTTTATCATGCGATGTTCTATTTATTTCGACAATTTTTCCATTTATTTTAAATGCAGCTATTATTTGTTCGAATATTTTTGATTGAATCTTGTGTTCAAAATAACCTTTGATATGTTCTGCCCATTTTCGTTCGCCTGTATTATTTGTATAAATCATGACAGCTTGACATTTGTTTTCTTTCTTTTTTTGTAACAAATATTTTAAAATATTCATAATATTGGGTCTAGTAAATTCGGGATACAAGTCCATTAGTTCGTTAAAGATACTATATGACTTGTTTGAATTTTTATAGAAATCATCCAATAAGTTACAAAATCTTCCAAACTGTCCGAAATACCCTAATGTTTCATCTAAATCAAATACAACTACTTTTTTTTTAATGTCTCTCTTTTTTACTAATTTAGGCATTTAGGGCGAATATAAAATATATAAATATATATTTTTGTGCATATAAATAATTATTATCTACTTTTAATATAACTTAATATAACTTTAATATAACTACATAATTATGGGTATTTTAAATAAAAGTGATTATGAAAAAATATTAAATTATTACAATATACCTTTTTCTACATCTGATTCGTCAAAACAAATAAAAAACAAAGCAGAAGAAATACTTGCCGATAAATTATGTAAGTGTATTAAAAAAGTAAAAGAGGATACAAATGACCCCGATAAAGACGAGGGTCGTGCGATTGGTATTTGTAACGATGCCGTCTTTCGTCGCAAAGGTATTCGACACGCCGCGTTTACATGTAAAAAAAAACCACGGTTGTTACGGTTTCATGGAAAAAAATATTCACTAGTAAAAAGAAGTAAATATTTATCGAAAAAACAAAAATTAAGAAGATTGCAACTAACAATGAAAAAATAAATCAATATGTGCTACACTTTTATTTTATTAGTTTAATTTTATTAGTTT